GGAATGGCTATGACTGGCTCAGTTCCCGTCCATCAGGATTTCTACCTGTCTTATTTGAAAGCTGGGAAGGAACATCGTGGTGTGTCGGACAGTCAATCATGGGGGGTCCGTCAGTTATCAAAGGGCATGGTGAGGCAGTACGGGCATATTTTGCCGTATACCCGTGCTAGTTTCTATTGGGCCTTTGGTGTTACACCGCCCGAACAGTTGGTTTTGGAGGATTTTTACAGGAGCGTGGAGATTGGTACCACCCCCTCTTTGGAGGTTAGGTACCAACCCTTGATGCCACTGTAACGCGTAGCGGCGTTAACGCTGGGGTTGTGTCTGTTAAATGGCCCAAAACGTTCCATTTAATTGGGTAAATATTTACGTGCTATCAAGAATGCCGAACGACTGCACGGCGCCGGCCCTCGTGGTCAGACACAATGAACAGTCTCTGTTGAGGTCAGGGATCCCATACAACCTCGTGTTTTATGTCTATTACCAATATTTCTATATCCATATCTCAGTATGTCGCGGAAGTCACGGTCAACTCATCGTGCTGCGGGACACAAACAGTCTCTTGTTGTCACCGGGACCAGAGTTCCCAACAACACTCCTGCGTCTCGCTCCAGGAGCCGCTCGCGACGCCGTGGTGGTCTTACGACGGCTCGCAATGGACCACCGACTTCTGTTGGTATGTTTCGCCCTACTCGAAACTTCCAGAAGCCTACTCTTGGTGGTTCAGTACTCAACCCTCGCTTCCCCAGTAAAGGCGCTCGTCGGCGTGCTGGTGTGGGTAACGGTGGAGGTGCTTTACCTCATCTTGTCGCTTCGTACGTTGATCCTTTCGACGAAGAGGCCGGCGGATGTCGATACCCGGACGAGTTCCAGGGCATCACAGACACCTTCACCGCGACATATGTTAGCTCAGTCACTACCGCTCCCTCTTCGGGCGCGTCGTTCACCGATCCTAACATGACCGCAACAGCCCCACAGGCGGGCACATCGTTGTTCCTCATTACCCCTGACCCCTCGAACATTGTTGTCCAGGGGGTGTGCGGTACTCCTTCAGGAACTTCGCTGTTTAGCGGGAAGGGTGGCATTTTCACCTGGCCTAATGGTTCCATCTTTACTGGCGCTGCCGGTTCTATCAACGCCTTCGGGCCAGGAACCGGCAACGTCGATCAAGACAACACTATAGGCAACTTGGCACCATTCCGAATGCAGTATACTGCTGCTCGGCTGGTGTCTGGAGGAGTCAAGTTGTTTTCTACCACCAACTTTTCCACTGTTAGTGGTACAATCCATTTGGCTCCGGTGTTTGTCA